TCCATTGTAAATAAAAGCAGGATGGAGTTCATATCCAATCTTGTAATCCCAACTTAGCCATGTTTTCCAAGTATTGCCTTCTAAAGCCACTTTGTAATAAATTGGTGGAATTTCTACTTTGTAATCTACGACATCGTTATCCGCACTCGTTATCGTAGACGTATCCGAATATTCACCTACTTTCGCACCTGTAATCTTATCAACACTTATAAACTTAATTCTACTAAAATCAAACATTTTGCACCTCCAAAGTTGTATTCATATTTTCAGTTTCCCAAATAAAATAGCCTTCCAAAGCTCCATGAGTGACGACGCTCAAACTTGTTGCAGGATTTTCAGTTAAATCTTCAGTTACTTCCATCAGAGTTGTACTTGGATTTGTATACTCCCAAGCAAAGCCAGTTCCTACTCCATCGATATACAATAGCCATTCAAATCCTTCGCCTCCAAAGCCATCATAATTATTTATTATAAAGTCTGTTTTTGCTACATATGGAGTATCAATGATTACAAATCCGTTGCTATCAATCAGTTTCCATTCATCGTTTGTATTAGCACTCGTAATAGCTATGGAGCTAATATCTTCAGACATAAACGGAGTAATCAACGGATATGATACATCACTTTCAATTACTTTTGTATTTAAAACAGCTCCATCCAGTGCCCAATCCTCGCCATAAAAATATGGATCGTGAGCTATGAAGTTTAGAGTAATTTTCTGTGCCGATGCTTTAAAAGTCGCTCCAGAGAATACGCTTGAAATAAACGGAGTAGTTCCACGTTTCACAAATATAGACTTACTTGTGTCAGGAAAAAATAGCTCTTTTGGAGTTTTAGCTGTTGCTGTACTGATTAACTCCGATAACTTTGTTGAATTGTTCATGCACACAGAATAATCTTTTAGCCAAGCTTCTGCATTTGTGAAAGTTATATCAAAAGTTCCTTCGATTTCCAATTTTGTATCGGATACTATTTTAGCGATTTTATAAACTTTGCCATTTATTTTTAAATCGTTCCCAATTCTTAAATTTGTGAATTTCGTTCCAACTCCATTTAGCTCATAACTTCCGCTTTTTGCCGATACTGTGCCAGCTATTTTTGTATCTTCTCCAAAAACAAAGCCTTCTACTGTTATATTTCTCGAAGTCAATCTCTCACTTAATGAAATAGCTCCGTTCATTCCATCAATTTCAAGTATTTTCTCATCATATTCAGCACTTCTACTATCTGACGTTACATAAAAATTCAAGCTATGCAAATCAATTCCATCAAATATCAAACCTGACATAATTTCACCTCTTTTCTATTATGTGCCTTGAGCTTGCTTAATCTCTTCAATAGTTATTCCGATTGATTCTTGGATACTGACTTTTATAATCCCATTTTTCAATACATTTGCAGTTTCATATGTATTTCTTTCAATGTTTTGCAAATGAATAAGAAACGTTGTAAGATAGTCTATCATTCTATTTGCTGTTTCTTCTGTTATCGTTCTCGAGATTTCTGCAGCTCCTGAATATTCTCCTTGCCCTCCGCCAGTTTCTCCTAAATCAAATCCCAAAGCTTTTATGTCTTCATAAACGCTTTCGGATTGTGCAATCAAAGCTTCGTACATGGCTCGAATTGCTTCTAGCTCTTCCTGTGTGAGTTCAGCATCGGAATAACTTTCTGAAATCATTTGAACAAGAGCATCAATCTGTTGTTGGAGTGCTTTTGCCACCATTGCTTTTATTATTGCGTTTCTCAAACTTTCTTCCATACTTTCCGAGAAGTTTCTTACAAAATCCTCATATGTATTCGTTCCTGAAAGAGCATTTTCCAAAGCCGATATAATATCACTTTCTATATCTTCAGCTCCAACTCCAAGTGCCGAGGCAAATTCTCCAGACGTTATTAATTCATTTTTCAATTCTTCTATTTTTCTTTTCTGTTCTTCTATTTTTTCATCAAGTTGAGAAGCTTCATTTTCAAGTTGTTTAACTCTTTCTTCATCTGTGCCCCACCACAAGAAATCCCATTCGTCTTCTTCTGTTTTTGCTTCTTGAAGAACTTTCTTTCTTTCCTCCATCATTTTTGTTAGTTCATCTTCAGCTTTTTCTATTTCTGCAACTGTTTTTTGATTGTTTTGATATTGATTCCAAACTTTCTGTAAGCTCGTTTCTTCAATCCTGTTCAAGTCAATTCTTTCTCTGACATATTCATTTATTTCTCTTTGTTGTTCAGCTATTGCTTCAGCAAGCTGTTCAGATTTAGCCGACTCATTATTCCAAACATCGACTAAAGAAATGACTCTTTCAACTAAATCAATCACCAAAACAATCCAACCAATCGGATTTGACAAATTCATCAACTCTTGAGCTATTCTAATCTGTTCAAGATAAGCAGGTATTTCCCTGAGTATATCAGCAAAGAAACTCCAATCTTGCCCTAATGCTTGCCCAATCGACACGAGCAAATCTCCAACTTCTTGTAGCCCCTTTTCTAATTGACTTTTAACTAAATCCTCAAGTTCTTTATTGATTTCAGCTATTCTATTATGCGTATCTTCAAGCTTGTTATTTAAATCTTCTATAAAACTGTCTATTTCAGAAGTATCAAGTTCTTTACTCACAAGCTCGTTTCTAATCTTATTTAGCTCTTCTAAAGCCATTTTTATCTTTGCTATTTGAGTTTCAAGCTCTTTCATAGTTTCCGGATGCTCATCTAAAACGCTTAGCAATTCTTTAGCTTGCTCAATGTAAGTTCCTTCCATGCCAACTAAACTATTTAAATAACTTTCATATTCATTTGCATTGCTTATCAAACGATTATATTCTTCTTCATCGATTAAGTTTAGTTTTGCCTGTCTTTCATAATAAGACTGTAACTCTTCGGCTATAAGTTTTTTTCGTTCACCTGTTGCTTTTTCAAATTCAGATTCCAACGCTTTTATTCTCTGCATTTCTGTATCCGACAATTCTTCTATTTGGTCTTTTAAATCGTTTATCGTGTTTTCATAACTCCAGTAAATAGAGTCTGCTTCTTCTGTTGATTCTGCAGCCATTATTTCAGTGTCTCGTAATCGTTCATATAGTCCTACAAGATTGTTCAAAAGTTCTATTCTTTTCTCAATTGAGGTAGCTTGATCCAGCAATCTTTGCTGAGTTTCTATTTCTTTCTCGATATTATCAATATTTTTTGATTGTGCTTCAGATAACGCTTCCAATCTATCTTGATATATTTTAATTTCTGCATTTCTTTGCTCCCAAATAGCAAAAGCTTCTTCTCTATTTTTTGCAGCATCCATTTCCTCGTCTTTTAATTGCTCTGTCAATGAAATTAAATTATTTAGAGCTTCTATTTGATTGTTAATATCTTTTGTTTTGTTAAGCATTGCATTCCAATCATCTATATCAGCTTTTATTTTGTCAATTGTACTTTCAGTAGCAGCTTCTTCTGTTTCAGTTATTTCTTCTAATTCGTTTTTATACATTTGAATTATATCGTAGTATTTATTAAAAGCTTCTATTCGACCTTCCACAGTATCAGCATTATCAGCTTCAGCGTCTCTCAATTGTTCATATGCAGAAATAATTTCATTCAAGAAATATTTTTGATCTTCTTCTTCTTTGTAAGTTTCTTTTAATTTCTTATTAGCTTCTATTCTATCATTTAGCAGTTTTACTCTTTTATCTTCTGTTTCAACTTCAGTTTCGCTCAAAGATTTAACTTTATCTTCCAAAATATCAATTTCATCTTGATATTGATTAAAAAGAGCTAATCTTTCTTCTTCAGACTTTGCTAAGTCCATTTCCAAATCCATTCGATTTTTTGTCAATGAAATTAAATCGTTTAATAGTTCCACTTCTCTTTCAGGTTCCTGAGTTTCATCAACGCCAGCTAAAAGCGATTGAGTATCAGCAATTTCTTTGTTCACTTCTTCAAGTGATTTTTTAGTATCAATCCCCAAATCTTCAAGTTGCCTCTGATAATCTTCTAAAACAGGAATATATGAATCGTATATTGCTATTTTCTCTTCAACCGACTTAGCTTGAGAAATTTCTTCATCTCTCAAACTTTCTGTTAATTTTATTATGTTTTGCAATGTTTCTGCTTGAATTTCATCTTCTTCTTTGTATCTCTCCAAAAGTCCCTTGTGATAATCAATTTCTTGTTGTAATTGCTTTAATCTTTCGTTTTCAACTATCGTAGTTTTTAATGTTGCTTCTGATACATTCTCCGCAGTTTGTTCTAATGTTCCCATAGTGTTTTCTAATCCGTTCATTCTAATATCTAGTAATTCAATTTCTGCTTCTTGAGCTGCAAATTCATTCAAAGCTTCTTTACTTGAAAAAATCTGCTTCTCTAAATCCATTTGCTTTTGAATTAGCTCATCAGTAAAAACTCTAACTACTTCACCAATACTAACAGTTCCACTTTCAACTTTTTTCATTGTATCTTCAATATCTATTCCCCACTCTTGAGCTAATTTCTCTATTTCTTTAAGCAACGGAGAAGCTTCTCCAAGCATATCTAAATAAGACATTCCACTAGAAAGTTGTAATAGCTCATTGAAAGAACTGCCTACTTTATCAATATCCTGTTTTAATTGATTTAAAGCGTTTTCAGTTACTTTTAGATTTTCTTCAATGCCTTTTCTTTGGCTTTGATAATATTCTGAATTCATTTGCCACACGAGCATATCTCTTCTACTTCTCAATGTTTCTAATTCGGCTTCTAATCTTTGCTTTTCTAAATCTATTATGTTTTGCAATTCTTCTTTTTGAATTGTATACTGCCCATTGACAATTTCAACGGCTTTTTGCAACGATGGATAAGTATCAAGTATATCGTTAATTCTCTGTTTTGAATCATCTAAATTTTCAGTTCCATTTGCCAACTCCGTATTGTAGTTAATAATAGCGTCTTGGAGATTTATAAGAGCATTGTTTAAATTATTTGCGTTTCTTCTTGCATTTTCTATTTCGGAGCTAATAGCTTTCATCTCATTTGAAACATCTGTAACGGCTTTCGAATCAAATTTAAAAGTATCAGTAAATCCTTCTGCACTGTCTTTAGCCCCAGTAGTTGCTTCTTCTAACTTTTTCATTTCATCGGATATGCCTTTTATCGTAGTTACGGCGATAGTTACTCCAGCAATTGCCTGTAAAGCTCCAACCCAGCCCATTGTAGCCGTTTTCAAAAGTGTTACCCAAGTATACATTTGCTTCACGAGTGGAATAATAACTATCAACGAACTTGAAACTCCGAGAATAGCTTTTTCGGCATCTGGCATATTTTGTATCCATTCAAAAAATCCAGTTGCTATTTCCACAACGTTTGTCAGAAATGGAGCAAAAGCTCTCGCAGCTTCAATTTTCATAACATCGATTAAGCCTGTAAGTCTATCTAATGTATCTTTTAATCCTGTCTCCATTTTTGCGACGGCTTCATTAGTTGCACCAGCACTAACTTCCATACCGCTTAATATAGCAGCAAAATCTTCAGCTCCCTTGCCGGTAAGAGCCAAAACTCCGTTCAAAGCTTCAACTTCTCCAAAAAGCATAGCCATTTTTGCAGAATCGCCTTCAGTGGCTTCAGCTATATCATTCAAGACTCCTTGCAATCCCTTCGATTTCAAAGCCGTAACGTCAAATTGTATTCCTAACTCTTCAGCCATTTTCTTAGCTTGTTCGGAAGGTTTGGTCATAGATGAAAAAATCCCTCTTAATTGAGTCATAGCTTCAGTAGTAGAAGAACCTTGCAACGTTAAAGCTGCAACTGCCGTCAGCACTTCATCTATTCCAACTCCAGCTTGAGCTGCCAACGGAGCGACTCTGCCTATACTGCCAGCTATTTCATCGACTGTTGTTTTCCCCATTCTCACAGCTGTAAAAAGCAAATCGTTAGTTTTTGCCAAATCGTCAATCGAAAGTTTCCAAGCATTGTACATAGAAGTCAATCCATCGACGGATTGAAATAAATCAGCATTACCTCCAATAGCGGCTTTGTTAGCTTCTTGTAAGACTGCCATTGCTTCAGCTAGATCTCCAGTTGCAGAAAGAGCTTGATAAAAAGCATTTGCCAATTCTGTAGCTGAGAAGTCTCCGGCTTTTGCTATTTCCAGCAAAGTATCTTCAACTTGTCTCAATTCTTCATCAGAAGCATCTGATAAAGTAGCAACTTGCTTCATAGCTTCCTCAAAGCTTGTGAACGAGTTTATAGCGTCTTTCATTTGCGATGCTATTCCGGCTCCGATGACTATGCTTCCGGCCATTTTTATTATATTTTTTGTAAATGTTTTAAATTGATTTTCGGCGTTTTGTAAGTTTTTGTGAAATGGAGTAGTATCAGCATCGACTTTGAGTTTGTCTCCGGATTGTTCTATCTCCCTACGGAATTTATCAAAATTTCCTTCAGCTCGCTCCAAAGCTCTTTTAAAATCTTTTTCATCGATACCTAACTCATATATGAGAGTATCTATTTTTGCCATAAGATCACTTCCTACATTTTTATTGGTCCAAAAATAGATTGCATCGTACTTTTTATATCTTCTTTAGTCTGTGGAATTTCTTCCTCATCTTCACTATCGATATTGAAAACTTCTCCATATGCAACCAGCATAACAGGATTTGTTTTTGTAAGAAATTCAGACGGCAATATTTGAAAAGCTTGGCAATAGCTCTTCATTACCTTGTAGAAGAATTTGTTTGTTTTTTGAGCTCCCCTGTTAGATCTTTCATTTCGAGTGCCGCTTTGAGCGGTCGTATAAAATTTATGTAATCAGACATCTCCAGTACTTTCCAAGCTAAATTAAAAAAGTCTTTTCCTGTGTATTTCATTTTTATATCATCGAGACTTATCTGTTCTTTTGCTAAAGCTTTATCAGGATTGTCTAAATCAAATCTGTCTAACTCGCTTTTTCTTACTGGTCTTTGATTGATAAGAAGATAAATAATTTCACAGAATAAATTAGTCACTTCCACCATATCAGTTTTCTTGACTCCATATAAGAAATTCAAAACAGCCTCATCAAACTTTTTGTAATCGCTCGGATCGTAATTTAGCAAGTTCATTATCTTAGCAACTTTCTCAGTAACTAAAGCTTTTATCAGCCAAGAAGCTTCTTTTATTTGAAATTTCTTATCCCCGATAATAACTTCTTCAGGAGCGTTTGATAAGACTTTTACAGGATCAGGCTTGAGCAACTCTTCCAACTGCTTAACTTTATTGAGCATATCAGCGTTGTTTTCTTTCTCAAAGTATTCTTCTATTTGTTTTAGCAAAGCACCTTTCATTTCTTTAACCTCCTAAATTTTATCCAAAAATAATTATTCTTGTTTTATATCAACTTTATCATTCGTTTATATCTTATAACTTTTAAAAGCCACTATTTATAATAGTTTTAAAAATAATGTTTTTAATAAAAATTGCTAATTCTCTGTAATACTTATTAATAGTGTATTTGCACCTCTTTATATACGGCTCAAATTCAAAGTCCATATATAATTATATTAAACTCAAAAGAAAATCGCTTATAGCTTATTTTACAAAGAGGTTCAAATTTAGTCTATATAAGGAATTCGGATAATAATAGTAAAATGTTCTTTATTTGCAAATTTAGCTTCCATATCTCTTGTAAGTGCCCATTTATCGTTTTTGTAAATTATGCCCTCGAGTGCGTCTAAAACTATTTTGTGAGAATTATTCGGATCAATAAATTTTTTCTTGGATTTGAAAGTATAGTATAAATCTACAAAGAAAAATCTTTCTTCAGTAAAAAGTTTCCATTTGTTTTTTATCGCCGTTTCTTTTGCTTTCCATGCCAACATTTCTTTGAATTCTTTTGCCCTTTTTGACATAAACATGCCTTGCTTTCCAGAACTTAGTTTTGCTCTTTTGTATAATGCATTGACTGATACAGGAATTCTATCAATATCAATTCTTAGTTCTCTTTCAAAATTCATAATTTGAGCTCCTTCTATGAGTAGTCAATAAGAATAATGGGGGATAAAAATCCCCCTTATTCTTAAGCAGCTTCGTAGTATGCCCATTTGTATCCATTTGAATCGCTCAAAATATCCAAAGTAAATGGAATAACAGTTTCAGAGTCCGCAAGTTCCAGATCAGCTTCGCAAGTGAATTCTACATTTGGAAGCACAATATACGCAAGTCCGCCAGTAACAACGTCTTGAGTCGTAAATCTTACAGCTTTCCTTGTAACTACTGGCTTTTTATTTACTTTAAATCCGCCAGAAGCCGTATCAGTTTCTCCGCCAAATATTGCCATAAGTTTATCTTTATCTATTTCCAACAAGTTCACTGTTAGCGTGCTCCCAGCTATTTCTCTGCCCTTCCAAACTGGCTCTTTTGAAACATCTGACATTATTTCAGTCATTTCAATCGTTTGAGATAATGTAACTCCACCTTGAGTTCTGCCCCATACTTCAGCTGCAGCCCAACTCAAATCATTCAATACAGTAGTTACATCTGTTACTGGCTCTATAACTTCCATTTTCAGAGGTCTAAACAAAATTTTACCTGCCACTTTTTATCACTCCTTTAAATTTTATTTGTTAAAATTTTATATTTCAGTACATAACATAACTCATCAGGCTTGTCTGGATCAACAAACGGATCTGACAATTGACCAGTAAAATCAATATCGATGAAAATTCCATTTGCTAAAACTATTCCAGCGTCTAACAATTGATTTACTTGATTTTTAATTGCAAAGCATCGTTGATAATTTCTATAAGTTTGATTGTTATAAACTAGATGTGGAACGTAGATATTCAGCCATACGTCGTTATGCTGTATTTTTATGGGCTTATCTACGTTTTTATTGAGAATTACTATTCTTTCGCCAGTTCCAGTCGTTTCATACTTTCTAATCTGTATATCTTCATATCCAACTATATTGTTTATATCTTTCAAACGTTGATAAATTCCTGTAATAATCTCATCGTCGAGCATATTTTCAATCATTATAATCGCCTCACAGCATTGCCTAAAGCTTCCATTAGCAATTTTGAAGTCTCCGACGCCTCTAAAGCTCCGCTCAAAACTGTATATCCACGTGCTTCTACATATATCCCGTAGTACATTCCAGCGTAAATCACTAATGTATAGCCATTTACTTTTTCGAGTTCGTTGCTTATTAAACTTATTTGCTCAGAAGTTAGATTTCCATTATCATGTAATAATTTTGAATCTTTAAATATAGCATAATTAACTGAATTTCTTAGATTTGTCGTTCTATCTGTATAATTGCCGTTCTCTCTCGCCCAATTCACTGCTTCAACACCTATTCGATTTAAAGCTGCCAGCAATCCTTCATCTTTTCTTTTCAAAAGCATTTTTGTCAATTCAATTTTTTTATCGAACGGCAAGGAGAATCACTTCTTTGTGATCTTCTTGGTCATAATTCTTTCGTATAATTTTATATTTCTTTCCATCAACATAAATCGTATTTCCAACTTCCAAATAATTAAATAGAGCGGGATTTTCTACAAATAAAATCGAATAGTCATGAATAATTTCTCCAGTATCTTCTATTTTTATATACTCTCCACTACTTGCTTTTTGAAAGTTTTCGTTTTCTATTTCAAAAGTTAGCTCTATCGTTACAGGCTCAGGAATAACAAGATTTCCATTTTCATCATAGTATGGCTCTTGTGTACTTTCTTGAAAGACTTTTAAAGTCAACATATTAGCTCACTATCCTGTATCGCATTCTTATTTTTCTTGCGTGTTCTTTCCAATCAGTTTCCAAGAATGTTCTTGATATTTGCCCCTTTGAGTACGAACGTACTAATTGATACTTTTTTCTATCAATAGCATCGCAAACATCAGCAAGACAAAGCATTATATCAGTTTGCTTATCATTTTCGTATAAATCATCAGCGTTTAAATTGCCTATCGATAAAAAAGCTTTGTACTGCTCATCTGTAAAAAGCTCGTTATTTGGATCAGGTACTAAATTTTTAAGCATTTCCAGATTTGTCATCGTTTGCACCTTCTAACAATGCTATCAATTCATTTTTTCTTACATTAGAAGGATAATCTATATGCTTTACTTCGGCTAAATCTTTCAATTCTTTTAAACTTAAATCAGAAAGTTCTTTTTCTTCAGCTTCTATTTTCTCAACTACATCTTTCATAGCTTTGTAATCTTTATCATCTATTTCAAAAACTTGATTTGTGAAATAATACTTGTTTTTGTATTTAGTTCCCATTATTGCTTTAACTTTCATATTTCACCTCCAAAAAGCAATATAGGGGACTTTATCGTCCCCTTATCACTAATAGCTTATTATTGCCCATTTGTCCATTGTCTCGGCACTTGGAAGTCCAATCATCGATACAATCGTCTTGACGTTCACAGGAGACTCTCTCTTATACTGAACGGAAACAGCTATACCTTCATCAACGAGTTCAACTTGAGAATCGACTTTCCCCATAAGATCAGCTTCTTCCGGAGTAGTTCCATAATAGAAGTTGCCTAAATCGCCTTCGGGAACTAGTGTCATTCTATTGTCAGGATAGAATTTGCCAGTAGCGTGTCTCTTGTTGTAAATAGCGATTGATAATCCGAGCTCGTTCAGCATAAATTCAGACAAGTTATTTGTACTTGGATACAATTGCATTGACGATAAAGCAGTTCTGATTTTCTCATTTTGTAAAATATCGTTGAATGTTTTTTGAGTACAAATAGCTCTCGTTGGTCTTTCTCCAGTGTCTTCTTCAACTTTATCTTGCATTGTTCTTATATCTTCTAACGGATTTGAGTTCACAAAGTCCGTCCATGCAGCTGTTCCAGTGAGCCCAAGTTTATGGCTTGTATCAAAGCTATAATCGTAACTTATCGGAGATCCTTCAAAATTCATTGTTATAGTTCCGTATCCGAGCAATTGCATAATCATTCTTTCTTTTGTAACGTATGCAGATCTTAGCAAAGACGTTGCATCGTCGTATATTCTATTTACAACAGCATCAATCAGAACTTGATTTCCAGTGTCTAACACCTTCAACAATTCTTGCCTATCTTTTTCACCAATCATAAGCCCCTCTCTAAAGAACGGCATTTCACTCTCGATCTTTGTCAAGCCTTGTCTTTCTCTCAATGGAACGTCTGAATCGAATGCAGAACTTTTCAAAGCCACTGGTAATCCCGAATTGCCTTTCAAGAATGATAACGTCAAGCCCATTTGTTTTTTGGATGGAAATAAAGCAAATCCCAAATAATCAACGTTATCATAACCAGCGTTAATCCAATAGTCTTTTATATATCTCGGAGTTACTAAATCAAATATGGTTGCCATTTTATACTACCTCCTTAGCTTCTGCCACGAATGTAATATCTTTCAACGCAGCGATAGCATCTGCGCATGGAGCTTCTGGGAGTCTGTCTAATAGTACAAATCCATGAATAATCATGGCTCCAGTATTAGCCCCATGAGTTACATCAACATCATACAATAGTACTCCTTCAGCAGCAGATCCGTCACCGCCTTGAGTATTCTTTTTTGCAACAGGTTCACCACGATTTGTTAGAACTGGCTTTGTGCTTCCGCCTACAATCGTTCCAGCAGGTACTATTTTCTTTCCTTCACTATTTGCAACTATTCCACTATCTGACACTAAAACATTTATTGCTACTTTGTGATCGCAGAGTAAAATCTGTTTCGTGTTTGAATAACTTGTTTCAGCGTAAAATCCCATTTTTAAATGCCTCCTCTAAAATATTTTTTTATGATACTTTCCGTTTCTTTTGTCTTTTGTTTCTTTTTTGCCAGTCTCTCTCCAATTGTTTCTTTTTTCTCTTCATTGTTTTTTGTTCTATACGTAGTTGTACTTGTTTTTTGTTTATTCTCTTGGTCTTTTTCAGAATAGATATTGAAATCTTGAATAACTTCGTCAATCTTCTTTTCTACTTCATCTAGCTCTTTTATCTCGTCTTTTCGTAAATATTTCATAACTTTCTCGGCTTGTTCTTCTGTGAGCCCCTTCTTCAATACAACAACTTCGATTTTGTGATTAAGTCTTTCCTGAAATAACTCTTGTTCTTTTTGCTGTTCAATCTCTTTTCTTTTTTCTTCAAAATATTTTTTTATTTCGTCTTTTTCTTTTTCTTTGAATACTTTTTCTTCTTCTTCTTTTTCTTTTTTTAGTTTTTCTTCTTCTGCTTTCTTTTTCTCTTCATATTCTTTTATTAGTCTCTCGACTTCATCTTTGCTAAATCTCTTCTCTTCTTTCATACTTGTTTTATTTGTCTCATTTGAATTTTCCGTTTTACTCTGATTATCATCTCCCTTATTTGCATTTTCTGAATTTTCATTCTCGGCAAACATTTGCAAATCATAATTTAATTCCATTTCTAAACCTCCTAACTTTTTCTATATTCATTTTCAATCCATTTTTCAACAGGCGATAAAATCATCGTTATATTGCATAAACAGTTTGGATGAGCCGAGAGCCCGTTATGTGGAACTGCATTTTTTGGATATATGCCAGGTCCCAATCCATAAAGATCTTGACTCGCATAAGTTTCGCAATTACACGGCTCTTTATGACTTCGTGACAAATTCCATTTCACATTTTCAACAAAATCCAATTGATCCATTTTCTCTTTATAGCTTCCTTTCCAAGCATTGTTAATTTCTGTTCTTGCAACTCGCATCGCATTATAGTGCAAAGTCTTTTTTACATAATCGTCTATAACGGATTTAGCTATATTTGTATCTTTCAAAAGATCTATTTGTTTTTGTAAATATTTTGGAATCTTTATTACTTGTTCACTCGTTGTTTGTATTTGTTTAGCTGTGCTCAATGCTGAGTTTCCAAGTCTCAAATTCAAAGCTATTTGATTTTGTATTTTTCGAGCCGCTTCATCAGCATGTTTCCAAACTCTATCTGAGAGAGACAATCCATCGTTATAATATTTTCTTGTATACCACTTTGAAGCAAACTCATTTAATATTATAGCACTTTTCCATCTACTTCCAACTTTTTTCAACAAAGTATAATCTTGAAATCGATACTCCGTGTATTTATGTCTAAATTGTTTCGGCAAAAGTTTTCTCAATTCTCTTTGAAAAGCATCCAATACTTCTTTATCAGCTTTGCTTAAATATTCCAAAAATAACTTTTCAGTGCCTTTGCCCCAGCCTTGAGTGAGTAGTTTTAATTCTTTTCTAAAATCATTTGAGAATATTACACTCGAATCTGCTCGTACAAATTTATCAAAGTTTGTACTCAATATTAATTTTCTTATTTCATTCTCAAATGGAAGCTCAATATATTTCGTATAAGCCTTCTCAAAATCATCGATGAATTCTTTTTCTCTCTGTATATCCATTTTTTAGAACTCCTCTATTATTGTACTTCTTGTCTCATTCTTATATCGAGTTCGTCTATATCATTTCTTAAAGATTCTTTTATTCTTGTTAGCAACTCTTCACTCCAGCCCTTCAATTCAGCTATTTGCTCAATTGCTATCTCATTTGAAATTAATCCACTTTGATACAATGTTATCGTTTCTGTTATTTCCTCTTTCTGATTTTGCGGAATAATATCATATACTTCAACTTCTATTTGAGTTTGCAGTCTCAACATTTCTTGAATGTAGTTAAATAATTTTCTTATGCCTTTTGCAAAGTTATCTCGATACAATTCAATGATTGAAATTAAACTCAATAATTTCAATGATATTGCATATCCACTCTCTCCACTTCCTTGAATTGCTTCTTGTATTTTTAGCTCGGGATACTGCTCTTTAACTTGCTTTTTAAGCTCTTCAATTTTATCTTTGAGAATACTAACTACATTTCCTTGCATTTCCAAATATTTAATCTCTCCGCCTTCTTCAACTTGCAAATGTTCAATCTCATTGTCTTCAATATCCGACGCCGATCTTTGTATTTTCATTTGCCCCCAAGTTGGAGCGTCTGCGTGTTTTGTGAATATAACTTCCATATCCGCCTCGTATTTGTTTATGAGATCTAGCAAATCAGGCAAGTTTTCAATTCTTGATATAGTCTCCGTTCCACCTTCTTCATCTTTTCCGGAGATTTCAAAGATGGGGAAGATCATATTTTCATAAAGTATCGGTGTAGCTTGCTCTTCTCCAATTCTCATCCATCTTTTGTTATCTTTGTCAATGAAATATTCTTTATGCTTGAACGGACTTTCTCTATTTATTTTAGCATTGATTATATTTCCTTGCGAGTCGTATTCGCAAGCTATTTGATCAGATGAGTAGATAAAAATAACAGGCTTATTATTAATGACTTCAATGTCAACAAAAGCCCGATCGTATAGTTGTTCTTTGATTATTTTTGATTTTATGTAGTTCCAGTCTATTTGAGAAGTGATTTCATCTGCTCTAACTTTCACCGAATCTCGTATAAGAGAAACATCTGTATCAATGATAACAGGCACAGGATTGTATATTTGTTTTACACGAGGCAAAAGTCCACGTAGATTTTTATATATCTCATCGTATGCTTCACCTTTCGTTAGTTTTTCAAATATAACTCTGTTCATCATCAGACGCTCCTTTTTATTTTAATCTTGATATTCCTTGCCGTTTCATCGTATCCCATGAAGTACTCACAAGCATATCTCATAGCGTCCATTGCGTGATCTTTAAACTTGACTGGCTCATCGAGTATATTTCCTTTGCTATCTTCTTTATATTTATAATTCTTTATTTCATCTATTGTGTTTATACAATCTTCATGTATATAAATCTTTTTTCTTTTTAGCAAGTCTATTCCATTTGCGACTTTTTGCTTTGCTTTTTTTGCAGCTCGAATATTGAAACCTGCTCGTTCTATTTCTTTTATCCTGTCTGGTTCTGTATCAGAATATATTTCATCATATCTATTGTCTACAAAATTTTTCAGTTTCTCGATTAAATCTTCATTAGTCAAATGAGTTTCGTATAGCTCATCAAGAATATAGATATCATCGTCTTTTATGCCAATCTTCAAACAAGCTGTCGGATTGTTATATCCAAAGTCAAGCCCGTAAACTATCTCATCGAATTTTGCAGGTACATCTTTTACAATTACATAATTATTATACACCTTATTTTTAAGTATTGCATACTCCCCGAGGGTATATATTTGATAATAAGCTTTGTCTTGTTCTTTCAAGTATTCTAGCATTTTCGTGTATTCACTGTCAAGAAACGGATTGTCAATGTAGGTAGTATGCAAAATTGCTACATCGTCGTTTTCTTGCTCAAAGAACTGTTTCTGCGTCCATCCTGCGACGGGGTTGAATGTCAAAAACATTTGATTGACTGAATTTGTCGCTCTTCTCAATCTCAATTTCAACTGCAAATAGTCCTCGTAGTCAAATTCCGTTGCTTCCTCCATCCATATGTAATTGAACTCCGAAGACTTAATTTTTTCAGCGTCGTCCAAACCTCTGAAATAAATTTCATTCCTTCTCGGCAATTGCAAAACTTGCTCTGTTTTGTTCTCCATATATGGTATTTCAAGCTCATTCAATATTTCATGTACCAATTGCCATGTAGTAACTTTTAGTGAGGGATTATATTTTCTGGTAATTAAAAGCCTTTTGTTCCTATTACTCAACAACTTTTCGATTAATAAAAATTGAGCAACAGTATAAGACTTCCCACTTCCTGCTCCACCATATACTATGATTTCTTTCTGCTTTTGGCTTTCTTGAAGAAACGCATATATTTTCTTTATTACCTTAACTCTCGCTTCCATCTTGCTTTTCCTTGTCGATATATTCTACAACTACCTTGAATCCATCTTTATCCGCCGATAAATCGACTTTGTCTTTCCTTCCCCAGTCCTCAAAATACTTTCTTTCAAGCCACCACGCTGCTGCTTGCCAATTCCCTTCTTGCGCTGCACGTTGAATCAATGCGACATTTCTTGCAATTGCGTCTTTTTCTGCCTTTTTCACAGTCTCGTAAAATTCTCTTTTCATGCCGCTTTTAGCTTTCTCACCTTCGTTTAACCAGCGAAACCACGTCGAATCATCTATTCCGAGGATAGGGGGTATATCTTTTATATAATTTCCTGCAGAAACCAGTTTAAACGCTTCTTTGATAAGTTCTTTTGTTAATTTCGATTTTCTCGGCATTTCTTTTCACCTCTTCTTATATCTTCCAGAAACAATCTTCGGAACGCAATGTTCCCAATCTATAACATGATGTAATCGATAGTATACATTCCCCATCGCATCTATTTTAACACACGACGGCGCAAGCATAACTGTATAAAAGCTCTTCACATACGTTCCTAAATCCTTGTACGCCTCTGTCAACCCGCCTGCATTTGTCTGTGTAGGCAATTGCGCAACAGTCACGAACGCAACACTAAAAATCAACTCTCCCCTAATCCCATGAAACACATACGCATTCACATCTTCATTGATTCGCCCCATGAACTCCATCTTTCTATACGTTCTGAAAAAGAAAGAATTCATCGCTTTTCTTTTGAAACCCTTCAGCATAAATCCATCAATACCCCCGATAAAATCTCCCGTCTGCGCATATGCAATTGTCAAAGCTCCAGTTTCATCCAAAACATCAAATGTTACTTCAAACAATTTATCTAAATTTTTCACCTGACGTCTTTTTCGAATCACAGTTTCACTTTCGCCTACAATAAATAACTTTTCATAATTGATACTTTGATAATCATCATCCAAAACAACAAAATGTGTCAATCCTAAATCTTCAGCAATCTTGAAAATATAGTTTCTTGCATATACAACAACATTTCTTTCATTCAAGTTGTCCATCATATCAAACATTTCTTTTGCTTCATCTTTTGAAAATACAATCACTTTATTTTTGAATTTCTCTTTGTATTGTTCTAACGTCTCATCTTCATCATCACATATTATATACCAGTCACCAGTATATCTCCCTTTTTTCAACATATTGATAGTTTTGACTCTGTCTGGCCTTCCATGCGAAAGAATGAAAACCGCACTTTTCCTATTCTTCTTCATAATCTTCACCGTACAACTCCGCAACTCTTTTTGAAAACCTCACAAATCCCTTCGCAATCGCATCTTCAAAATCTACAATAACAAGCGCAAGTTCTTCAAACATTTCTTGTGTTTCTAGACTTGCAAAAGCATAATAATCTGCAATCTTTGCAAAATTGAACTTCAAAAATCGACTCGCAGCTAATTTCAAAAATTCTTTGACTTTATCATCACAATTTGATTTTTCTATCTTCTCCAAAAGCTCAAAATATTTTTCTTTCTCAACAAGTTCTTCAAGCTTCACTCCTTCTTTCGGCTCATATTGAACCGCATCCACTTTGTACGTATACGGGTTCATCTTTTCTGCGTCTACTCCTACAAGCATTTTGCTAACTTCATCCATATCAAAACCTGTCAATTCTATTTCTTCCGAGTCCAAATCAAACTCTTTCAACAATTCTTTCAATTTTTCCTCATCCCAATCCCCGGTAATTTTGTTCAACGCAATATTCAAAGCCTTTTCTTTCTTTTCATCCAAATCTACAATCACCGCGTCAACTTCTTTTACCCCCAACTCTTTCAACACTTTTACTCTCTGATTACCCCCAACAACATGCATATTTCTTTTATTGATTATAATAGGTTCTACATAACCAAACTCTTCTAAACTTTTTTTAAGCTTTTTGAAAGTTGACTCATCTATTTTTCGAGGATTATAATCAGGCAACTTAATCTCGCTTATATTTATTTTTTCTATTTCCATAATTTACCCCCTTTTTTAAAAAAAAGACGCTTCCCTTCTTTCCTTAAGGTTTTTTGCGTCTTTGTGTTATAGTCTGACAATATTGTTCTCATCAATGATTACAGGATCGATAAATCCGTGTTTTTTCAATACTTTAGCAAGCCTCTCAGCTGCTTCATCATTGAAACGTGGATTCTTCTCCCATAGCCTTAATTTATCAATATCCATTTTTTCAATGAATTGCATAATATTATCCCCTTTTGCTAATATTATATCATTTTTTTTACACGTCAACGATGTCAAAAAGTTCATTCAATTTCTTATATCTTATACAATTATATCACATTTTTTGCAAATGCAAGTATTATATAAAAAAAGAAGAGACTTTTACATCTCTTCTCTTTTATAATTGTTTTTTAGTTTTTCTCTTGAGCCCATATAGAATAACACACTGCTATTCTTTGCTCTTGAGTTTTAAACTCTTTATTGATATTTGGATCTCGTAAACATCTTGAAATAAATTCTTTTTTGCTCTCCGTTGGTCTCGGCTTTGGTAAAGGCATACTTTCACCTCCCAGTTATTCACTCATTGACGCTATTATCGCAGTTTTAAGTTCATCGATATAATTATAAGCCATTTGCAACTCTGTTATTTCTTTTTTCAATTCATAGTCTAACTCTTTTGAATAAAAATATGTTCTCATTAATTCTAATTCTTTGAATTTATATTTGAGTTTATCGTTTAACGTTTGTAAGATTAAATCTAATATTTTTATTTCCTCTCTCATTTTCCTACCTCCTCAAATATTTTTGCTAGTTCATTGTATTTTTTAAATAGCTTACTAAAATTCGTGCTTTCTAACGCATCCCCTCCCAAACTAATATTGTAATCATCAACGTAAATCATAAGTTCATGAATTGTGAAATCACATCTCTCTACTAACGTATCCAATTCAATTGTAAAACAAAATAAGTATTCATTGATTTCGTTTTTGATAAATAAGTGTAATAGTAAATCTCCATAAAATTCCATACTATCACTGTCAAACTCAACTCTCCAATTTTCCGGTATTTCTATTCCTTGAAAAAACTTTTCCATATTTGCTATATGATTCTTTATTATATCTTTAGAATTATAATTCCTTCTAACTTCCCTCTCGAATATCTCCCATTCTCCATTTTCTTTAACAATCTCAAGTATGTTTTTCATTTCATAACCTCCTCAATTAATTTCTTAAATTCTTCACGTTTTGATATAAGTTTAGTAAAATCAATTTTTCCTTTGTCTCTTTCCGAAGCTTCACTTTCTAACTCAATTTTATAGTTGTTTAGATGTATTATTATATCATGAATCAAAAACACAGCTTTATTTTTACGCTCATCAAGTTCGATCCCGAGATAAAGAATATTTTCGTTTTTCTCATTTTCAACAATAAGATCTATAAACATATCGTAGAAAAATAATTCAGTATAATAATTGAATTCAATTTTCCATTCCTCAGGTACTTGTAACTCACTAAGAAATTTTTTCATATCTCTAATATGCTTTCTTTGAGTTTTTTCAGAATGATAATGATGCTCAATCTCTTTCTCAAACTTTTTCCAATCTCCGTTTTCTTTTACTATATCAAACGCATTCTTCATTTCCCCACCTCCAATATTCTTTTAAATTCCTTTCCAAGATTTTCTATTTTATCTATGTTTTCCAAAATATTTGCAAGCTGTTCTATATTCATTTTTTCATCTTCAATATATCCATGAAATCTATAATTTGCCATAAGACTATAAGAATCGTTTCTATCCCATGTTTCTACAAAGCAACTGTTAAAAACCGGATCTTCAGTTATCTTTCCGTAAAATCCAACGTAATAATCAGGATAACCTGTAGTTTTGTTTACAACTTTTTCAAATATTACTGTTACCTCGTTCTCATCTAATTTACTTGCCCCTTTTCTAAATTTCCAGCCATCAAGTTTCTTTTCTAATTTTTCAACTTCTTCAATTATTTGTTTCCTCTTTTCCTCAATATTCATACTTTCTCACCTCCATCATTATTTTCATTTATTTTCTTGAATAATCTTCCTATAGTCCAAATCATAATTTTCTTTTGATAGTACCAGCCACATGATTGAATATCCAGCTATATCTTTTAATGTATCATCCAATGACTCGTTGTTTAACTCTGAATTATTCAATACATGATTTTTCAAACGTTCCAATTTATCTGACAATCTTATAAGAATTCCAAGACTTCCAAAAGTTAGCAGGTTCTTTGCCCCATAATCCTTGTTTTTCTTTATTAGCAGCTGCTCAATCTCACTAATAACTGCATGTAAAATTTCTTCAAATTCTTTGTTCTCATTACTTTCCATATTCTCAGCTCCCTTTTCTATTTAAATTTTATTCCAAGTTATATCTTTCCATTTATCCGTTTCCTTCAACTTCTCGTCTAACTCAATGTTCTGTAATAATAATTCTTTGTTTTGCTTTTTCAACTTTTCTACTTCTTCAACTAACGCTTTATTACTTTCCATTAGCTTTAAATTTTGCTCTTGATAAAATAGTATATTTTTGTCTGCCTCGTTTAAAATATTTTTCTGATACCGCTCTATTAGTTTTTCTCTGAGATCATTACACAAATCTTGGAAGTATTCTTTTTCTTGACGTAAATTTTTATTTTCTTCTAACAGAGCTTTGTTTTTCTCTATAATTTTTGACTTTTCTACCAACTTATCAGCTAACATCTCCGCAAACTCATCTAAAAATTCATTAAAATCTTTGCCATTACTCATTTTTCTCACTCCCCTTTATTATCTTTTCAAACTTGCCACTTAGTTTGTCTACATCGCATAAACTTTCTAAAATAGCTCCAATCTTCTCAAATGCTATTTTGCCATCGTATTTAAATTCATAACTTCCACCTCCATTATAATTTATCTTGATTTTACAGCTTTTAAAATTATGTATTAGTTTATAATTTCCATAAAAGATTATATAATTTTTCATATTCGATTTTCTGTTAAACTCAATCCAATACTCTCCTGTTCTAAAATCGTTTAAATATTTTTCAATTATAATCCAATCTTCATCGATTGTCTTATAAATCTCTTCTAATCTTTGTTCAATGAATTCTTTTGCTCTTTTGATTTGTATATTGCTCATCATTCCTCAATACCTCCTTATTTCTTTGCAATTTCCTCTTAATAGCTTCTTAAAATTCTCTAAAAATGAAACTGAATGATTATCAAAAAATTCTCTATCCCATTTTTGTTCATTCGTTGGATCTTCAACTAAATAATAAGGTCTTGACTTTTCAAATCCATATCCTCTCGCTAATTCCGGATAATAATCTAAATATCCTTCTTGACAAGAAAATCCAAATACTATATTTCCAGTCTTTTTAAATTCCTGATAATCTTCAAGAGTTAAACAATCATGTTCAGGATTATATCTTTCAATTGTATGAAGTAATTTTTTCTGCTCTCTTGTAATTAGCCACCCATTAGTTTCAATTATAGAAGTTATATTTTCAAAATATCCGTTTAAATCGAATTTTTTTAAATCTTTGATAGACACTTCTATTTGAAAGTATGGATCTCCTCTACATTTCTCTTCTAAAAATTTCATAAACTTTGTTCTTGTCATCGCTCTCATCTCCCTTTTGATTTTCTAAATCCATTCAATCCCCTTTTCTTTTAATCTTTCTTTCATTCTCCTATTTTCTAATTTGTATCTTTGGCTATTATCTTCAAGATAACTATTCTCATTTAATAATGTATCATTCAGTTTTTTTAATCTCTTTATTTCTTGTTCTTGCTCTTGATTTTCTTTCATCAATTCTAGATTTTGATTTTCATACTGCATAATAACATCGTTTAATTTCTTCTTTTCTGCTTCCAAAGAATCTATTATTTTTCCGTAATGCTCATTTCCGCTTTTTAATTCTTCGATTTTTCTATGCATTGCTTTGTTTTCTCTTTCTAAAATTTTGTTTACTTCAATTAACTCCCATAATTCATCAAAGCACTTCTTTTTTTCTTTTTCTTTATCGTCAATTGTTATAATATCGCCTTCTATTTCTTCTTTTAATAGCTCATTTTCTTTAATTTCCTTTGCTAATTTTTTTCTTAAGTCATAGATTATCGTTTTCATGTTATAACAAGCTTTTTTATATCTTTTCAATTCTCTATCTTCATTCTTCACTACTTGCATTTCCCTTCACCTCCTTATTTTTTATCTCAGCGGCGACTCATCATCTAAATCATCCAACAATCCCTCAAAAAGTGGATCGTTTTCAAACTCGTTTTCTTTTTCAACTACTTTGTTTTTAGTTTTTATTTCTTCATTTTGCTTTTCTTCTGCGTATTCTTCTGTGTTTTCTTTTTTCTTAGTTTCAAAGTTCTTGACTACATTTGCGATTATCTTTGGCTTTGAATGATTTACTCCGTTTCTATCTTGCCATTTATCTATTTGTAAACTCCCTTCAACTAACACTAAATAACCTTTGTGAACATAACTTAAAATATAATCAGCAGTATTCCCAAATGCTACACAGTCAAAGAAGTCTGCTTCGTTGGATTTATAATCTCTGTTCACCGCTATTGTAAAGTTTACAAATGTTTTCCCTTCACCTGAAACTCTTCTTTCTGGCTCTTTTGTCAACCTACCTGCCATAATTACTTTATTAAAGCTCATACTTTCCCCTCCTTAAAGTTTATCCTTTTAGAGTTTCTACAAATTCATTTGCAAATCTTTCAAATTTACCAACACTTTCCAAAATCTTTGAAACTTCGTTTAAACTAAATTCCATATTAAAAACCATACTTGAATATCCGTTTTTTGTTCTAATCGTTATTCCACATTCATCAAAAATTTCTTTTTCATCACAGTTTCCATAAAAAGTTACAACAATATCATCTTTTTTGTATTGAAGCCATACTGAAAATCTTGGAGTTCGACTATCCCAAGAACTTAGTGTTTCCTCATACTGCCAATCTTTGAACTGATTTACTATCTCTTTTATTTCTTCTTTTATTTCTTTTTTTCTTGCCAAATATCCAAATCCCATTACACTTTCCCCTCCTCTAAAAATTCAAGTGTATTTTTTCTAAAAATCAAGTTCACGACGCCCGTAGGTCCGTTTCTGTGTTTTGCTATACTTAGTTCTGTTTTGCTATCATTTTTATCCTCCTCTCCTTTTTGCTCTAAGTAATAGCCTTCCCTGTACAAGAACCAGACGTTATCTGCATTTTGCTCAATTTCTCCTGAGTCTCTTAAATCGGCTAAATTTGGTCTTTTATTCGTTCTATGCTCAACTTCTCTGTTTAATTGAGCAATAGCCACGACTGCAACGTCCAGTTCTCTTGCAAGTATTTTCAAGTTTCTACTTATTTCCCCCATTTCAATCGCTCTGTTTTTGTAGACACTTTCAGTATTAAGAAGTTGTAAGTAGTCAATATACACTATTTCAATGCCTTTGCTTTTAAGCGTTTTTGCTTCAACAATCATGTCGCTAATGGTTATGTTTGACTTGTCTATTATAAATAGTTTGTCACGTTTCTTTTCTAAAAAGTCCGCAGCTGCTATTATTTTTTTTATTTCACTTTCGTTTAATTGCCCCTTATTAATTTTTGACGCTTCTACACCGCTGTATATTGAAAAAAGACGTTTATAAAGTGAATTTTTTGACATTTCTAAAGAAAAAATTAACACTGGTATGTCTTCTTTTAACTGTCTAAGCGCAAAATTTAACATTGCCGCGGTCTTCCCAACAGCTGGCCTGGCTGCTAATATAGTTAGTTCTGTCTTATGAAAGCCGTCTGTAAGCCAGTTTAGACTATTGTAGCCCGTAGTAATTTCTATAAGACTTTGCCCACTTTCAACTTTCTGTTTTTTCTCAAGAATATTGTCAACAAGTTCTGTTATATCGTTTCTCTCTTCATTTTCGACGTCAACGATACTTCCAAGTTTTTCACTGTATAAACTTGCAAGCTGTTCAGGTTTAAACTCTCCACGACTTAGCATATAATTCATTTCTGCAACTGCACTTTCCAGTTTTCTCTTTTTGCTAAACTCACGAAGCTGCTCTAAAGATAAAGTAAAGTCCAAATATAGTGGCGTGACTTCCATCAATTGTATAAAATACTCTTGACTTACCCCCTTCGTTCGTGTTATAATATTCATAAAAGAAGGCTGCTTTCCGTTAAGAAAAGCCCCATTCATCGCTTGGAATATCTCCTGATTTTTTCTATCAATGAAATCATCGGGAGATATTTTTTTGATCGCTTCACCAAAAAGTTCAGGCTTTGCTAATATGGAAGCTATTATTATTTGCTCTGCTTTTTGCTCTATAATATTCAAACTTTTTCACCGTCCCTTAGTTTTCTACACCAAGAGCTAAATTCTTTAAATAGCATCTGTGAATCTTTATCAACTCCATATTTTTCAGCGTATTCATTGAATCTCTTTTTTGCCATATATTCATTTCCGGTAAGTTCAATAATGTAGTCAATTTCAAGGTCATCAAAGAATTCTTGAATATTATACTCTTCTTTCTGTTTTTGTTTTGCCTTCATTTTTCTAATAACATTTGGATCTTCGTTTAAGTAGCTTTCAAACTTAGTTCCAAAAAGCGTTACAGGTCGTAGGTAAATTTCTTCTTTTTCACCTTTCCATAATAGCGTTTTATTATCAATTACTTTCTTAAAATCTTCAAGCCCAAATCCTTCATTCCATCTGGCTTTAATAAGCTCTCTTGTTTTTGAAATATCGTGTTTATAATGCTTTCCAGCTTTTTCATTCAAATATTCGATTATTTCTTTGTAAGGAATTTGCTCTGTTTTTTGATTTTTCTCGTTCTCGACTATATATGTATTATTATTTCTATTATTATTATCTCTATTATTAATTACATTAGAGTTTTTAATGTTCAAGTTCTCTAATTTCTTATGATCCAGTTCTTTATTTTTTAAAGAACTAGGATTTAAGTACTTTGGTTCATTTTCTTCTGAATTAATTTGCTTCAAATACTCTCGCCTATTAGCTTTCCCTTTTTCAAGTATATTTCTAATTAAATTCTCATCGCTTGTTATTCTAAAAAATTTCTTAGCAGGAACTCCATTAATAGACGTTTCTATCAGTTTTAAATCAGATAGAATTTGCAATGATTTTTTTTGTTGAAAATAAGAGTATCCTGTGTTTAGTTCAATCATTTTAGAAGTTTCGTAAAACCAGCCATCATTAGTTTGCCCAAGTTCTTCAAAATAACTTTGTTTTGAGATTAGTTCTCCAAATATAAGAGCTGTTTGAGGTCCCAAAGCATTTATAAGATATTTATTCACTACTATACTTCCACCATCACTTTTTAATAGATCTGCTAAAATACTCAGTGACATTTTATTTCATCTCCTCAAGAAATTTTTTTAGATTTTCATGTTTAATTCTAAAATAACGTCTTCTTGGTATGCCCATATTCTTTTGTTCTACAATTCCAAGTTCTTCGAGTTTTAATATACATTTATTTTGTTTATAAAAAGATAAACCGATATTATCTTCTAAAACTTTTATGCCTGCGTTAAACCAACGACTTCCTTCGGTCCAAGTCCCATAAGAATCACCAAATTCTTTGAAATTTCTTTCCATTTCTAATAAATAAACTAAAAATGTCACTGTATCAAAATCTAACTTTTTGACTGCTGATTTGTTTAATACTATATATTCACCAGCCCAAGCGCCTAATCCGTATATAATTTCCATTTTATAACCTCCTCAAATATTTATTTTAAATTATTATAACACATTAATTTAAAAAAGTCAATACTTTTATAAAAAGAAATTAGAGCCCCAAAATTTCAAACTGGGGCTCCGTTCAAAGATCATTCAATAGCTAAATAATAAAAATCTTTTCCAGCATTAAAATGGATATAAACAAAATAATCGCCAATCCATTCGTAATACGGATCTGGAAGCTTCTCAAAAGTAACGAAGTATTCCATATTTTCCATCAAAGTTTTTGCCAAATCTAATCTAAACTTTTGAGAATAAGGCAGTTTCTCACTTTCTAAAAGAAACTCTTTGTAATCCTCTGCAGTAGTGTCATAATCAAAGGTGAAATATATAGAGTCATAATCTTTCATGATAGCGACGTTGATATTCATGTTTTCCGTTACAGGCAACCAAATTGACTCTTCAAGGATTACGTATTCAATATCGTTCAATATCCAATAGTTCACTAATTCCATCTGCATTTCTTGAGACGCTAATAAAAATGATACTGCCAAAATCATCGTAAAAACAATTAAAAACTTTTTCATTTTAAATCTCCTCCTTTTGTATTTTTATATTTTATGAAATTTCTAAAGTTTTTCTGATTCTCATACTTTGTTTCTGCTTCCATCCAAGATTTATAGTTTCTACTTCCATAAATAGCAAAAGGCATAAATTGCATGAATTTCTTTACTGCGTTATTTTTGCTCATATTTATCCTCCTTCATTAATATTTTCCAGCTTCTAAAACATTTCTAAGTGTATGTTCATCGTCCATAATCATGAAGTACATCTCTTCAGTAGTTCCTTTTACTTTTAAAAGTTTATAATATTTCAGCGTGTCAATAGCTTTCATTTGTGCGGGCAAAGTTAATCCTGTATTTTGCTCAATCTCTTCTGGCGATTCATGAAACCAATATAAATCTATAAGTTCATGTTTATCTTCAAAAAACTTTCTTTTAGCTATCAATTCGCTATATAAAACGGCTGCTTCAAGCCCCAAAGATCTTATCAATGTTTTGCTAATAACGATATGTTCATCTTTTCTAAGCATATATAAAAGTGTACTCGTCATTTTAATCTTCCCCCTCTTTATTTCTTTTTTGTTTTTTGCAATTCCAGTAATCGCCTACAAGAATGAATACAATTCCACACCAAAGCATATTCAAACCGATTACAACATAAACGATGTTTTCTAAAACTGCCAGTATAAAGCCTGCGATTAATAACACGATGCCTAAAACAACTATTTTACTCACCTTCTTTCTTTAAAGATAATTGATAATCAGGGAAGAAGCGTTCCAATAATTTATAATTTTTGTTTAACATTAAAGTTCTTATCACTGATTCTTTGGGCACTTCTTCTATTGAAAAAGACGGATATATTTGGTGATTATTATCATTCAATACATCGTTGCTGTAAACCCAGTAATATCTTTTTTCCTTCTCATCAACATATAAACATTCGTCTTTTCTTAGTTTACCTTTTTCGTAAGCAGAGCTCCAAATAAGTGTTAATTTTTTAGTGTTTAACTGTATAGGTAATGTCCTTTCAAGTTTAAATCTTGTACTAATATTATTGCTCATTTTATCTTACCTCCTTTTTAATAATTTCAATCTTTGTTAATTTCTTTATCTCTTATGAAATTAATAGCATCTTCAATATATTCATCAGCATGCTCTTTTATATACAACAAAGCTTCCCCGTCTTTTTTATAATCTTTTGTATAAATTCTTAAAAACGATACTGCTTTCCCATTTAGCCATCTTTTATCATAAATATTCGTGAAAGCGTATCTTTGCAAAATAATTCTTCCATCTTCATAAAGCAAAATTTCATAAGCTTGCCACTCACTCTCGGGTATTTCCTCTAACATCATGTTTATCGCTTGATGAAATTCGTTCCTTCTTTTTTCAATTAATTGAATCCATTCCTCGCCTGTCATTTATTTGCCTCCTTCAAGAAAAAATTTTTTCAAATATTCTATCGAAATCATCATAACTTTTTAAAACAACCTTGATATTTTCGGGCTCACAGTTCTCAAATCTTATCTCACCATACTCAAAGAACGCAACACAATCTTTTAAATAAAACTCGCATTTATTAGCTTGAATATATAATTGAATTTTTGCTGATACTAAATCGAATTTATCTTTTCTTTCAAAAGAAATATTTAAAAAATCATGTTCATCATCTCTATACGCATAAGAATAAAAGTCTGTTTCTAAGTGCCAGTCGTTTGGTAAGATTATTTTTTCTAAAAACTTTCCAAATTCATCAATTAGTATGTTATGAAATTCTTTAACATATCCGTTTTTAATTTGCTCTAATAGCGGATCTAATTTTCCTTGCCTTCTCAAATGATTTAAAGCTGTTTCCATGTTATACTCACTCCTTTTCTTTTTCTTCAGCATGGCTCATAAACCAGTCGTCAAGTGCTTCATGCAAAATTTCAGTCATAGTTACTTCACGTTTTGCTGCTTCAACTTTTAGTCGCCTATGCCATCGTTTTCCTATGATTATAGTGGTGTACCAACGTTCTTTGCTCATACTTTTATGCCTCCTCATAAATTTTTATATATCTATTATAACACATAATTTCATTATTATAGCAAGCTTTCCATTAAAAAGTAGCTTGACTTTTTCGATAATAAAGTGCTATAATATAAATGCAGGTATGGACTCCTCATCCATTCCTCACCTCCTTTTATGATAGATTTGATAAATAGAGCAGGCCCTAGGCAGGCCTGCTTCTATATTAGTTTTCAAATATTTGTTTTATTTCTTCTAACCTTTCATCTATTTCATCGGTGCCTTCTGGTTCTTCTACAATAATGTCTTCATCCGAAATTGTATTTTGCTGCATTTCTTCTATTTTCTTTGCTTCCAACTTGTCTACTGCGTTGATCGCTTGTTTCAATTGCCTTTCTGTAAATTGTTCTAATTTCTTATTCAGTTTCTTTTCTAATTGCTTTTGTAAATTCTTAACGTCAAACCGTTCTTCAACTTCTTCAATACGTTTCAGCAAAGCTAACAAAGTCATATTGTTTTTTGGAAGTTCTTTTTTTATTTGCTTTGGTTGTTCTATTGCGTTTCCTTCTTCATATTCAGTTTCCACAGGCACATAGTTTGTATCCATCTCATCCTCCGTATACAGCCCACCTGTATCAAAAGCACGTCTAAGTGCACCTGCCTCGGCAACTTTTTTTATCATTGTGATCGGCTTTTCGTCCCAGATATTTTTGTAACCTTCAGGCATCCGTCTATAATATTCTTTAAAACTGACTGCATGCATAATCGGTTTCTGACAATCAGATCTGTAAATATAACATACAGCCCCTTTAATCTCATTTGGCTCGCAAATTAATTCAGGCTTTCCGCTTTTTGTGATAACATACGTCTCCATGCCGCTAAATTTTCCACTCTCATGAGCTAAATGCAACATGCCTGCATGACTCACCATTATTGTGGCCGGTTCGTTTAGACGTTTTTTATTCTTGATTAAAAAAATCTGGCGTTTAAACGGATCTAAATTATAACGTTTTGAAAGTTCCAAAAACAATCTAAACTCTTCTTGTGTAGCGTCTGGTGCAAACATTTTTTTTATAAATTCTGTATCTTCTTTCTTTTCTATTTCACTGTTTTTCTTAGTCTCCATCTCATTCTTTCCTGCCATCATTCCTCGACCTCCTCTTCATTTTTCACAACCTCCAACGCCGGTTTTTCTTCAATCTCAATATCTTTTTTGATTTCATCAAAATCTTTCATCCATTCAGGAAGTTTTTCAGGTTCCGACACGACTGTTCTCTCAAGCTTTGAAATTTCAGAAATCTTCGGTTTGAATGTCATCGAGAATATTCTTCTTGAAAGATCCGGATTCCTATCAAACCAGATTTTAGCTTGCTTCTGTGAAATTTTTGCATTCGTACGCCATACTATTTTCACGTCATCTCCAATCCAAAGCGGCTTTCCATCGATCGGCTTTTCTACGCTTTCAAAAAGCATCTCCTCAAGTTTCTGCCTTTTTTCCTTCAGTTCTTTTTCTACATCTTTTATTTTTCTTATAGCATCTACAAGTTCCTCCGGTGTTTTCTTCTTTTCCATTTTCCTCACTCTCCTTTTTTAGTTTTTTCAGGTATGGAATCGTATCTCTTCCCTCGATTTGTCTTTGTTACAATATGAGTTTCTAAAAATTTTTTTATTTCAGTTTCAGGGATAAATAGCCTTCCTGAGCTTGATTTGATAGTCTTTATATTTCCACGCATGATATTGCTATATAATCCACGATAAGTTAGCCCCAAAATTTCCATTGTTTCTTTCATAGTGTAAAACTTTGTATTGCTCATTTTTTCACCTCCGAATTTGTTTTTTATTAGAAAGAGGCTATCCTTCTCGGATAACCTCTAACCTGTTATTGGCTGAGATTTTTAAATCAGATTTAGATTTTTGAGTGCCACTTTAAAATCCTTGAATGAAACATAAAAATTGTAATAATCATCAGTTTCAATTTCGCACTTCTTTTTTGTTTCATTGTCATAAACGTAATTTGTTTTGTCAATTCTTATTAGAACAAAGCGATCTTTATAAGCGTTTATGAAATTTAATTCTTCTGCTGTAAATCCACGATTTAGTACATCTTTGTGTGCGTAGTAGTAAGTGTCAGAATGTTCTAAAGCAGCGCCCCACCTAATTTCTTCAGACCAGACTTTGTTCGTGACTATTAATTCGAATTCTTCTACATCAATGTCATCAGTCTTTCTTGAAAAATTTCTGTATGTTTGTATGAAATTTTCTGCATACGGATGTCTAACAAATAGATCTCTGCCGTGCCTTGTGCTGTCTTCAACTTTGAATGCCTTCTCGTTTTCATCCCAAATTTCAACTGGCTTCATCTTTTTCACCTCCTTTCTAATAGTATTATATCATATTTATTTTTATTTGTCAATAGTTTTTTGCTTTTATTTCTTATCAAGTATTTGCTCTAATATAGACATTTGACTTTCGTAATATCTTTCAATTTCTGCTCTTAGAATTTCCCAAGCTCCCAAATTTGATCCGACATAACGTGAAGGTGCAGAAACAGGAATGCTCTTTTTAGATTTATGGCTCATTTCTCCCCAGTATATACCTCCTTCTTCAAAAAATTCTTTAGCTTCCTCTTTTGTCTCAAAGATTTCGATACTTTCCCCACCATCGCCATATATACCTACAGTTTTTCCCCCAATGTAAAATAAATCAGTGCTTGCTCCGTCGTCGTGATTAAAACTTCGTATTTCCATTTTTTATACCCCCTTTAATTAAATTTTTCCTCTTCCTCAAGCTGTTCAATGTATAAATCAAGATCTACTTCATTCTCGAAGACAATGTTTAAAAGTTTTTCTTTTACTTCAGAATCTAAATTGTTAAGAAATTCGTCTATATTGAATTCTTTATGCGCTTTTTGATACTTTTCGACTGTTTCTAATCCGTTTGGAATATTTTTTAACAGCCGTTCTAAATCTTCTATATCCAAATCATACACACTTTCACATTTTCTATAATCTTCTGCGTTGAATCTTCTTATTGAGATTGCTTTTCCAGTCCATACGTCCCCATCTGTAGTATTTTCTGAAACATAGTTTGCTATATCTACCTTGTCATCTTCATCGAGAATAACTTCAAATACTCCACTTTTTGCTTCAAAAGCTTGTTTCAACGCTTCTTCCATTTTTTCCAAAATCTCATCTCTGTTTTCCTCAATAAGTTTTATCCATTTTCTGTTTTCCATTCTTCTCACTCTCCTTGTTTTCTACATTTTCTTTTGCTTTTAATATTTCTAAAGCTCTTTTATATGATTTTGAAAGTTCATCATTCTTATTTTTATACTCTTCAATTGAATTGTCTAAATCTTCAGCCATTTTTATTCCTCCTTTTATCTTGCTTGCCAATTAAGCCCTGAAATTTTCATTTCTAAAAACTCATCAATATCAAAATCTTTAATCTCTTCTAAATACTCAGGATAAAATGCGTATATGTAAATAGCTTTTCTATCGTCAATTTCTTTTGGGTTTATCTCCTCCGAATGTTCTATTATAGAAATTTCCCCATCCTCGTTTAGAATAACCGATATAACATTTCCTGAGTTTCTGCCTAATTTTCTTGCTAATTCTAAAGCCTCTTTAAGTTTATCCTTAATTAAACTCCTTTTCCCGTCAATCCTGTTTGCCCATTGTTCATTAGTTAACATTTTTATTCCTCCTCTTTTGATAAAATTTCGAATCCTTCTTTTTCCATCCATCTCAAAACATCCTTCAATTGCATTTCTTCATTCTTTCTGCGCTGTTTCGCATTAGTCCCTGGTCTCCAAAAATATGTATTTTGTGTCAATATATCAGGGGCATCCTTGATTAATTCTTTAATTTCTTTCTTATTTCGATTATTTACCCGTCTACCATCAATAAAATACTTCACCGTCTTATATACATTATTGTAACTCTCACTATATGAAAACCATACCTCAATTTGTTTACCATCTACTACTTTCTTGCCCTTTATCATTTTCCTACCTCCTTTTATTTATTTACATTATAATTATATCACTTTTATTTTAGTTTGTCAATAGCTCTTTGTAAATTGTTTATTAAGTCTTTATTAAATCTTTTATTTATTTTTCTTTTTTATTCTTGTTGTATTCTCTTCTTCTTCTAATACTTGAATCCATTTTCTAAACTCTGCTTGCAACGCATTATCCCATTTAACTGTATCTATTTTTAACTCTTTTCCATATATGCTCATAGCGATCTCATGAGTTTCTTGTTTTTCTAAATCAAATGTATAAAAGAATATTAGTTTATAACTTTGCTCATCTGCCGTATATCTTAAACGCCCTTTACTTATTTCGTGAAGTTTTTCCTCAAATTTCTCTCTCAAACTTTCTATCATTTCTCTCCCCCTCCTTTTTATATTATCGGCATTCCATATTTCCGTGATTTTTTCTCAAATTCGATGTAATCATCTAAAGTGCTCTCGGAAGCTATTCTCAGATTGCTTTTCATCCATACGTTTCCACTTTTCATAGCTTGTATAACTTCCTCTTTGCTAAATCCTCCACTTATCAAAACATATTTTTCCTCAGTCTCAAAATCAAACATAAATCCAATCCAGCCGTTTTTTCTAAAATCTTCCACTTTCCCCTCTTCCATATACTCGTATGCCATAAGTCCCCAAACGAAGTGCAAACTTTTTTGAATCTTTTCTAAATCTTTCATCTTTAAAACTCTTAAATCTTTCATTTCCTCTACCTCCTTTTTATTTATCTACATTTTTATTATAACATATTTATTTTAGTTTGTCAATAGTTTTATATTAATATTATATAACAATTATATATAAACTCAATAATGAAACGCTTAAATTTTGATTAAGATCTCCAGTAAAAATTTCTTGCTGGCTCTTTGCCATCCTCACCAGATTAAAAGATTATATGCGTCTATATATAATTAGTCATAAACGATTATTGAAACGCTTACAGCTCGTTTTACAAAGAGGATAAAAATAACATAAAACTGTTATAAATAGTGTGTTTCAGCGTTTTCAAGCTATTTTTGGAGTGTTTTCCAGAAAAAAGTAAAATTAGAAGTCTCATTAAATGCGGATTTCAGAAGTTGAGAAAGATGGATATATATAAAAGAAAAATAAAACTGATATAAAGATAGAAATTCTAAAATATTGAGATAATCTAATTTTGAACCTCTTTGTAAAACGCTCTATATTCAATTTTTTCTTTGCCATCAATATAATTATATTTAGAAATCAATACAGCTCAAAATACAACGAGGTTGTAATTCACTAATAATCAGTATTATAGAGAAGTCTCATAATTTTAGAAATTTTATTAAAAGTTTAATCGCTAAAATACTTATAACTAGTATGTTTTAAAAATCATAAAATATAAAAGAGATATAATGATGATATAAAATAAAAAAATACCTCCATTACGGAGGCATAATGTCTACAGGAGGTTTGAGGGGGGATTGTATGATATTATTTTCTTTTGATTTCGTTCCAAGAATCAATTAATTGCTTATTCCATCGTTCGATATTTGCTTTTTCTTCAGGAGTTTGGAGTATTTGAAATATTTCCTGATTAACTTCTTCCATCTTTTCTTGTGTATCAATCTTGATTACTTGCGGATAATGATAAAAATATATTCCGTTCTTTTTAATTTCTACAGTTATATCATATTTTTTTAGAAATTCATTTATTTTGTTTTTTGTTTCTAAAATAGTTTGAGAAATCGCTATAACAGGTTTTTTAAATCATCTTCTATCTTTTTGAGAGCTGTTTCCATTTCTTGAGTCGCTTGTGTAATGGAAGGCTTATCAGGATTCTTTTTTAAAATGTATACTGCCGTCTCTCCAAACTTGTATCCGAGATTGTTCTCGATTTGATTAGCTTGTTCTTTGTTCTTTAGTTTAGTATTCAAAATATTTAACAGCCATCCAATTATCCATTCTGGTTTCAAGATTTGAATTAATATTGTCACTGCCAAAGTAATTATAACTGCCAATGTTTCACTCATGCTCAATCACCTCTTTTAAATTTTTCTTTGCCCAAGCGTACCAGTACATCACATCTTCATTGTATTGCATTTTCTCGAATGGAATTAATTCTGTTATTTTTTGATTGTCTTCCATGCCTTCATCAAGCCATTTCAAAATATATCCATAGCCCCAATTGTAGCACATGAGAGCAAATAACAAAGCCATTCCATTTTCATAGTCTTGACTAAGAAAATATTGATACCAGCGAGTTAAATAAAGAGCTCCGATACGAATGTTTAATAGTGGATATTTCATATCTTCTTTTGAAAATCGCATTCCAAAGTAAGAATTCACTTCTTGACGAGCTATATCCGTTATTTGCATAAGTCCAATAGCTCCCGACTTCGATTCAGCGTCAATTATACGATTGCTTTCTGTTTCTATTATAGCATATATCAAATATGGATCTAATCCTGTCTCTTTTCCAGCTTCAACGCAATAATCAAAGCAAGTTTTTCTATCTAATTTTTCCATTTTATTCACCTCCAAGTAAAGTTATTATCAGTGTTATTAATGTTATTATATTTGCCGAGATTAATCCGATAACAAACTTTCCAAATTTCTTATTCAGCGTGTCCCCAATAATTTTATCCATGAGTTCATCGTTTTGTTTTATCGTTTTTATTACACGCTCATCGATATAGCCGTTTTTTATTAAAGAAGTTAGCTCGTTTAGCCTGCTTTCAAATTTATCCACGTTCGTTCTTAGACTGTCAATATTTTCTTTCTGTTTAGCGACTTCAATACGTAGTTCATTCAATATTTCTTCGTTAGTTTCATGCATGCTTTAGCCACCTATTCGTATTGGAATGTTAGAAATGTTTTTTTATTGATATAATCTAGTTCTTGATTCACTAATCTAACGTTTAATTCTTCTACGATGTTGTCATTTTCTATAATTTTCAATATGCCTTGTTTTGTTAACTCCGGTACGTTAATGTTGTTAATAATCACAAAAACGTTTTTGTTCATAAATATTTTTCTTATGCTTTCACATTCAAATTCTTGATTATCGTACTGAATTGTCATCTTTTCATCTCCTTCCTTAGTATAAAAAATATTCTACAAAAATGTACGCTTGAACACGTGCCAAATTGTTTGCTGAAATATTAATTGTCTCTCCATCACTAATAGCAATATTACTTACGTCTAATTTATTTCCGGTAGTTACTGCCCAACTGCTTGTGCCTTTTGAAACTGTTATCGTTGCTGTATTTGCCGATTCATAAATTCCAAAATCAATCGGATGAGTATGTGGTGGAATAGTAACTGAATGAGTATGCCCATCTAATGTAATTTCATGATTATGGCTGCTTATTACAACCGAATGACTATGTAATGATGTCCCACTAAAAGTTGCACTTGTTTGCCCAGACCAACTACCGCCTGCGTTTGACGTTGTTGTTGTTCCACCTCCTGAACTTGAACTTAAAGTTGTTCCACCTCCGCCCCCAACTGTTTTTGAATATGCCCTGAACTTTTCTGTCTTTACTATTATTCTTGCTATTCCGCTTGAAACATCTGTGCCATCAGCATTTTTTGGAATATAAATAGGTATCGATAGTGAATAGCTTGAATCAATTTGGTCTGCCATTGAAATCGTATATATTTGCCTAATCCCTTGCGAACTCAGTAATAATTTTGAACTTTGCCCTTGAATTTCCACTTTTCCATTACTAATCTTTAAACCCGCCGTTGAGTCTGATAAAGCATTATAACCCAGAGCTATTGTGTCAGGAATTGTTATCTTCTGCTCTGCTACTAATTCTAAAGTCTTTACTAATTGAGTCGCTTCTATCGTTCCAGTTTGTATGAAATCTCCGTGAATAAGTGTAAAGCCCTTGTCAATCGCGGGTATAGCCACTTTTCCAGCAACGAATCTAACTACTCCAAGTGGATAATATGTATAGCCTCCAATCTCGCCTTTTTCCATTTCTGCATTAAACGAGATTATATTTCCATTGTTTAGATTTTCTGTATCGTTTTTATCGATACGAATTGACATAAAATAATCTTTTGTTGTAGTTTCAATCTTATTTCCAGCACTTACTTTGTAAGAAATATCTTCTGCAACTTCTTGGAATCTGAACTCTGTCCAATCTATTCTTTCCAGTGTTGGAACTATTTCTAATCCATGAACTTGATAATTTCTATCTTCTGAACCGATTCTCACATACTCGTTTTCACTTCCATAAAACTGTTTTTGAACTAATAGTTCATGCCTTTCTAAAGCTGTTCTCGCAGTTTGAACTGAGCCATTCAAAAGCAAAGCTTCTTCTCTAATTTTCTTTTGTTGTTCTAAAAGTTTTACATACATTTCGTCTATTATTGAGTTTACAGGCATTCTTTCAAACGTATTTGAAAACGTTATTTTATTATACATTCCAAGCTTTAAATCGTATTCAAAGTCAAGCACTCTAACATCTGTGTCAATCGCTTGACTTTTATCAATTAATCTAACTGCATCTCCAATGTTTACACTTAAATTTATTTGCTGTCTGTCTTGTTCACTAAAATAAGCAAAGTTAATTGAATACGTTATTTTAGCTTCTTTATGTTGTTCTAAATAGTTATTTGCTTCCGTAATAAGTTGATTCTTTGCTTCATCATATTGAGTTTGCGTTATATAAGCCATTAAAATGTAAGTTCCACCTGTAAAATCAATATCGTAAATGTCTTTATTTGTGAGTTGCGGATAATAAACTATTCTCGTTGTAGTACATGAATTGTATTTTATTCTAACTTCTTGAACTTGCTCAAAGCCCTTAGTCATAAACAAAGTGCATTGATTTGCTTCAAGTATAGATAAATCAATTGTTTTGTCAATATCAATGTAATTATAGTTTTCTTCATCTATTGTTATTTGTCCCCATGAAACTACGCTTCCATTCAAGTTATGCAACTTTACATCGAACTCTTTTATTTGCTCTATAACTCCATATTGCTCAATAACGCTTGAATCGATGTATAATACTGGATTATCTTCTATTTTTTTATTGACAAAATCATAGTTTACAGGTCTCAGCTCGTTGTAATAATAATTTTCAAGAACATCTAAATTATCGGATTTGCCTTTTGGATATAATCTCGTTATTATATTCGAAGTATCAATTTCTTTTGTGATAGCGTTTGTATTGCCACCAGCTTGAATAAATTGCTGTGGAATATCCAGTCCCACTCGAGTTTTGATATAAATGTTGTAATCATTGAATTCATGCTCAGCTCCAAAAGCTTCAAGAAACTTTGTAAGAGCCGATAAAACATTATCACTGCTATAATCAACTGCTTTTAAATTGTCTTTTAAGCTTGCATCTAAGTTATCAATCAGATTAAATCCAAAGCCAGTTAAATAACTCTCCAAAGCTGTTTTATTTGCTTCATATCCGATTATTCCAAACTGGTCAGCTCCATCGATTTCTCTCAAGAATAGCTTTTTTGATAAATCATAAATTCTATGATATGCTTTATAACTATCTTTTTCTTTCACAATATTGAAAGTGAAATCAGTATCGTTTATCTTAGTTTTCAAAACATCGTTTTGCTGAATGTTTTGTTGCGTTTTAAATGTCAAGAAAAATACTCCAGAGAGCGAACGTGTTAGCTTGATTTCAGATGGAGCTAATTTCTCAATGAATTCATTGTTTCGATATATGAAAAAATCCATGAAATCATCCCTTTACATATTTTTTTCTACCTTTGATTTCAAGTGTCAAGTTTGGAGATAATTCAATATTGTTATTTCCTTCATAAATATGCAAATCTCCGAGATAAGGCAAATTAATAGTTTCAGGAGTTACTAATTGATACAAAACAATGTACGAGCCATCAGGAATAGTTTTCTCTTCAATATTAGTTCCAGAAATCACGGATACATATACTTTATTCGTTGTAGTATCAATTAGAATACATTTATTCTTCCCGCTTTTGCTTGTTGGAGAGAATGTAGTTGTTTTTGCTACACTTTCTTTTTCCCATTTCTTTATTTTCTTCAGCTTGCCATTTTCAGTTATTATTTCATCAGCGATTCCAAAAAGATTTATTAAATAATTATCGATTGTTATTTGTTCAGTAACTATGTCGGATACATTTTTGATTGTTATATTGCTCGTAGTTTGATTCGTTAAGCCTGCTGTTTTAAGATTTTCAATTGAAATGTATGTATAAAGCTCATTTTTAGCTTGTTCGTTTAACAAAGGTCCGTATTTGTATTTAAAATAAGCGGGTAAAACAATCGAATTGATTAGATTAACTTTTATTTGATTAGTATTTAATACATAATTGAGATAATCTCCAAACTGTTCTTTAGCAATGAATAACTGCATAGTTTACCTCCTTTCGGATATATACTCTCCGTTAATTTGGATAATGTAATCACTATAATTTTCAGGATTGAGAAAAATATCATCGAAATTATTTTTTACAAAATTCAAATCAGCATCTTTTAATAAAATCTCATCATAAAAATAAGCCGTATAAATTGTCTCTTCTTCAATGATTTCTTTTTCTTCAATATTTTTTCTTATCCAAATATAGTCTCCATATTGCTCAATTGTTTCTGGTTTAATTATACTATTTACTTTCACCTTTTTCATCTCCTTTTTTAATTTCTTTGTTTGTTATCCAAATTTCTTGTTTTGTATCATCATCGAACTCGATTATTATTCTTTTTATTTTCAGCATATCTCATCTCCAGATTTTTAATGTGTTTCTGATACAAACGATAAGAATCACAATGCTTTAGCCAGCCCTTATAGCTTTGAATACTACAATTATCTTTGTATGAAATATTTTTGTGATTGCTAATATTTTTCATTTTATGCTTCATTCGCTTTTTCGTCCCGGTTCTTAACAATGTAAAATCTTTAAAAATTCTGTATCCTAAAAAATCTATGCCTCTAACATTTGTTGGAAACACTTGCCAATTAGATTTTATTTCAACTCTTAAGTTTTCTCTAAAATACCAGTCAAAATGTCTTTTTAGCCAATGTAAATATTTTTTATTTTTATGTAGTATAACAATATCGTCCATGTATCTAAAATAATACTTTATACGCAAAGTTTGCTTACAGTATCTATCAAATTCAGTTAAATAATAATTAGCAAAGTATTGAGACAAATAATTTCCAATCGGAATTCCTTTATTAAATGAATCGATTATTAAATCTAACAGCCATAGCAAATCTTTATCTTTGAATTTCCTTCTCAATTTGTCTTTTAAAATTTTATGATTTATACTTGGATAATACTGCTTTATATCCAGCTTCAAACAATACTTCGTGTTATATTCATCTTTCAAAGCTTCTTTAACTCTTTTTAATCCAAAGTGTATTCCTCTATTTGGAATAGAGCTATATGTATCATAGATAAACATTTTTTCAAATATAGGCCCTATAATTTGCAATACTGCCCATTGAATAATTCTGTCGGGATAGTAAGGTAATTTGGATATCAATCTTGTTTTGCCTTTATCGATTTTCTCAAAAACTTCATAATTAGATACTTTATATGTTTTATTGATTAACATCTTTTGAATTTCTTGGCAATAATACTTTGGATTTTCATCGACCATTTTTACTTCTTTGTAGAATGTTTTGTTTTTCCTTGCATTAGAATGTGCTAAAAGTAAATTATTAATATCAATGATTTGTTCAAATAAATTTCCGTATCTTTTCATAAATCTCCTTGCTTGTTGTACTTTCCACAATTTCGATTTTTAAGTCTACTGTTGTGGATTTCTCAATTTTTCTGTTTGACCCAGAGGTCTGGGAAGAAAAAGGCGCAAAAACAAGTAAGGTGAGAGCCGATATTCCGATTCGAATTAGACGGAGTATTATTCAGATTCAAAGTGAACAGTCCAGCTTGCAATCCATTATTCCAATTCGTGCTCGAATGAGCGACTTACTTTTTCTCCCCTTGTTTTTAATTCACTTTCAAAAAACTCATTGAGATTTGCAAATACCGTCAAATCTCAATATAAGAAGCAAGGCGAGAGCCGAAACCCCGACCCGACCCAGACGGAGCACCAGCCAGACTCAAAGCGAACAGCCCAGCCTGCAAGCCATGATCCCAATACGCGCTCGAACGAGCTATTCTTGTACCAGTATTCACCCATGTATAATCGCTCAAATAAGTTGATGAAGAGCCATTGAAGCTATATTCAGGAATTAATCCCCAAGATATTCTTTTATCCGTTGATTTTATATATCCATAAGTATAAGTCGTAACATCCGTTCGTGGATAAAACTCTTTCATATTTGCGGGCGTTGCTACATCATTTTCAATATCAAAATATACTCCTTCTGCAGTCTTTAAAAATCCGTCTAAAAACTCCCAAACGTTTCCCCACAAGTTTTCTATCCAGAGGAATCTAAACGGATAAGTCACAGTTTGCCCTGTTTGAAAAGTAGCTCCGTTTTCAAGTGTAGTTAGTGTAACTTCTCCATCAGATTGAGAACCTAAACTCAAAGTATGACCAGTATTTTGACTGTGATTGTCCGTTCCAGAATTTAAATTTGTTATTCCTTGACTAAGAGATGATTGCGAGTTTAAATTTCCATATTTCAGAGCAAATAATAATCCGAGTAGTCCATAGTCGTATCCGTTTTTCAATCCATAATAGGTTCCAGCGTTTGGAGTTCTATTTTTTGCAGCAGTTCTAAACTGATCGATAGTTTTCGAAGTTGTAGGTTGAACAAAAGGAATCGAACGTAATCTATTGTCAATATCTACATATCCTTCAAAAGCTCCCAATCTTCTTTTACAAACTTTTCCATTGTAAATAAAAGCAGGATGGAGTTCATATCCAATCTTGTAATCCCAACTTAGCCATGTTTTCCAAGTATTGCCTTCTAAAGCCACTTTGTAATAAATTGGTGGAATTTCTACTTTGTAATCT